ATAAGTAAGTTGCCGTCAGACGTTCGTAGGAAGTTTAAACAACTTCAAGTAATGCATGCTGAAAAACAAATTCAAAATAAAGCTAAAGATGATTTCTTATCCTTTGTCAAATGTATGTGGCCCGATTTTATTGAAGGCTCTCATCATAGACACATAGCAGAAAAATTTAATAAACTTGCAACCGGTGAAATAAATCGTTTGATCGTGAACATGCCACCAAGGCACACGAAGTCAGAGTTCGCGTCATACTTATTGCCAGCATGGATGGTGGGCCGTGAGCCAAAACTCAAGATCATTCAAGCAACGCACACAGGAGAACTCGCCGTAAGGTTTGGTCGAAAAGCCAAGAACCTAATTGACTCTGAAGATTATGCTAAAATTTTTAAAACAACCCTGCAAGAAGATAGTAAAGCCGCTGGTAGGTGGGAAACAGCACAAGGTGGTGAGTATTTTGCAGCTGGTGTCGGTGGTGCAATCACCGGACGGGGTGCTGACCTTTTAATCATTGACGACCCACATTCTGAGCAAGATGCATTGAGTCCTACTGCAATGGAATCTGCTTATGATTGGTACACGTCAGGACCTAGACAACGTTTACAACCTGGTGGTAAAATTATTTTAGTTATGACACGATGGAGTAATAAAGATCTAACAGGAAAATTATTACAAAATCAAAACGAAGCTAAAGCTGATCAGTGGCACGTGGTCGAATTCCCAGCAATCATGGACCATGGATCACGGAACGCGAAACCTGTTTGGCCTGAGTATTGGAAACTCGATGAGTTAGAGAAGGTCCAAGCAACACTGCCCGTTGGTAAATGGAATGCACAGTGGATGCAAAATCCAACAGCAGAAGAGGGTGCAATATTAAAACGAGAGTGGTGGCGAACTTATACCGGTGAAGAGATACCACAGCTATCACACGTTATACAAAGTTATGATACAGCTTTTTTAAAAAAAGAGACAGCTGACTATTCAGCTATTACTACATGGGGTATATTTTATCCATCAGAGGATGAAGGAGCTAATTTAATATTACTCGATGCCATAAAAGGTAGATACGAGTTTCCAGAACTTAGACGTTTGGCGTTGGAGCAATATGATTATTGGAAACCAGAATCTGTTATAGTTGAGGCAAAAGCTAGTGGTTTGCCCTTGACTTACGAACTACGGAACATGGACATACCGGTTGTAAACTTCACACCATCACGAGGAAACGATAAGCATGCCCGTGTAAATGCGGTTGCACCTTTGTTCGAATCTGGTATGATATGGGCTCCTGAGCAAAAATTTGC